CTTTATAAAAACATTTGGCTTTCTCAAGAAGCCTTATTATATTTACGCATACACAATAAGTTTTAACCATTAAATTAAACAGTTATGAATTTGAATCTAATTCAAAGCAAATTAAGCGAGATGAACACTCCTAAGGGAGGATCTCAAAAATCATCTGAAAAAGCATTGAGCTTTTGGAAACCTACAGTTGGTAAAGCCTTAGTAAGGTTTGTACCATCAAACAAAAATCCTGAAAACCCATTTACGGAATTATATTTCCACTATGGTATAGGAAAAAGAACAATTATTTCACCAACAAACTTCGGTGAAAAAGACCCAATCATTGAATTTTCTAAAGAATTACGTAAAACTAAAGAACCTGAAAACTGGAAATTAGCTAAGAAATTAGAACCTAAAATGAGAGTTTTCGCACCTGTTATCGTAAGAGGTGAAGAGGACAAAGGTGTACGTCTATGGGAATTTGGAAAAGAAATTTATCAAGCTTTATTATCACTTGCTGCAGACGAAGATGTAGGAGATTTTACAGACATTATGGAAGGTAGAGACATGAAAGTTGAAACAGTAGGACCAGATACTACAGGTACGGCTTACAACAAATCAACTATCTTACCAGCAATGAAAACTACTCAGTTAAGTTCAAACAACACTGAAGTAGAAAAATGGTTAGAAACACAACCAGACCCGGCTTCATTCTCTAAAAGATATACTTTTGAAGAAATTAAACAATTTTTAGTTGAGTTCTTAAACCCTGAAGAAGAAACTGCTGCACCACAAAGTGCTGGAGATGAGTTTTTAGCACTACCTAAAACACAAGCTGCGCCTGCTGCACCTGCAGTAGTACCTCAAGCTAATAAAGCATTTGCTTTAAAACCTAAGGAAACAATCGCCGAAGACGAATTCGAAGATTTATTTAAATAATATATGGCTAAACAAAAAACAGATAGCCTTTCCGGTAAAGTCGGAAAGGCCATTACTGGGACTTTTTCACTTGATAAGTTTAAGGCTGGTAAAAATCTAGGACAAAGTACCTCTAATTTTAAACCACAAGCCTGGATTAAATTTTCTGAACCTGTCTCTGAAATGTTAGAGATGCCGGGTATTCCTAAAGGTCATATTACTCTAGTAAGAGGACATAGTAATACAGGTAAAACTACTCTATTGATTGAAGCTGCTATTGAAGCCCAAAAAACAGGTGTATTACCAATTATCATCATCACTGAGATGAAACATAGTTGGGAACACTGGTCAGCAATGGGATTTGATTTAGGTGAAACAATAGATGAAGATGGTAATAAAGACTATAAAGGTTTCTTTATTTATGCAGATAGAGAATCTTTACAATGTATTGAAGATGTAGCTGCTTTTATTGCGGATCTATTAGACGAGCAAAAGAAAGGTAATTTACCTTATGATCTATTATTTTTATGGGATTCAATTGGATCTATCCCATGTAGAATGAGTATTGAGAAAAACTCTAACTCACCAATGTGGAATGCAGGAGCAATGTCTCAACAGTTTGCTAACTTTATCAATCAAAGATTGATTATGTCTCGTAAAGAATCACAATCCTATACCAATACAATGCTTTGTGTAAATAAAGTATGGGTAGAACCAGCACTTATGCCAATGGCTCAGCCAAAATTACGGAATAAAGGCGGTGATAGTATGTTTTTCGATGCCTCATTCATTATTACCTTTGGTAACGTAACTAGTCCTGGTACTCAAAAAGTAAAAGCTACTAAAAATGGTAAAGAAATTGAATTCGCTCTTAAAACAAAAGTATCTTGTGATAAAAATCACGTTACTGGTGTAACAGCCAAAGGTATTATAGTAAGTACAGCTCATGGGTTTATTAAAAATTCACCTAATGAAATAAACAAGTATAAAAAAGAACACTCTAAAGAATGGTCAGTTATCTTAGGAAGCGATGATTTTGATATCGTTGAAGAAGAAAACACTGACTTTGTAGGAGTAGATTTATCTGAAATCTAAATGAATTATAAAGATCTTTTAAACAATATAAAAGAAGATACTAACAGTGAAGCCCTGCATTTAAATAGCAGGGTTTTGTTAGTAGATAGTATGAATATGTTCTTGAGATCATTCGCTGTTATTAACAGTACAAATACTCAGGGAGTTCATATTGGTGGAATGGTGGGGTTTTTAAGGTCTCTAGCTTATACAGTTAATCTAGTACAACCTACAAGAATCATATGCGTTTTTGATGGGCAAGGTAATACTACAAATAGAAAAAATTTATACCCTGAATATAAGGCTAATCGTAAGTTAAAACGTATTACAAATTGGAATTCATTTGATGATTTAGCTGATGAATCTGCATCATTATCACAACAGATGTTAAGGTTAATAGACTATCTTCAACAACTTCCAATTTCTATTATTATTTTAGATAAATTAGAAGCCGATGATATGATTGGTTACTTAGCACCTAAATTTGATAGTACAGTTATAGTATCAGCTGATCAAGATTTTTTACAGTTATGCAATGATACAATTCAAGTATACTCACCAATTAAAAAGAAATTTTATGGTGCTAAAGAGGTATATGATGAAATGGGATTATGGCCTCAAAATTATATCAATTATAAGGTATTAATGGGTGATAAATCCGATAACGTTCCTGGTATTAAAGGGTTAGGTGATAAAAAATTACAAAAACTTTATCCTGAAATCTTTGGTGATGGGAAGGTAGCTTTAAAAGAAATTATTCAAAAGAGTTATGACAAACATGAAGAACATGGTTTGTATGGAGATATTTACAATTTTAGAAAACAACTAGAAATCAATTTCAAATTGATGACTTTATCAGAACTCAATATACCAGAATATGATAAGGTTGTATTAGATGAATTAATTTCTGATAAACCTAATACTTTAAATAATGCTCGTTTTTTACAATTACACAAATCAGATTATTTAGAGAATCAAATATCTCCCAACATAGAATTTTGGCTTGCAAATAATTTTACGTATATTACACAATATAAACATAAAAAATAAAAGTTATATAAATGGTTGCATTTGCTAGTTTAAAGGACTACGGTCCTACATTCCAAGTTAAGGTTATAAGTTCCTTATTAAAAAACAAAGCCTTCTTATTAAACGTAAGAGATATACTAGATGATACTTATTTTGAACATCCTGGTCATAAGTGGGTTATTGATGAGACTTTAAAATACTTTGATAAGTACCATACAACCCCAACACTAGATACATTAAAAATCGAAATTAAAAAAATCGATAATGATGTATTACAAACAGCAGTAAAAGAACAATTAAAACTAGTTTATACTACTCAATATGACGATCAAGAATATGTTGAGGAAGAATTTTCTAATTTTTGTAAAAATCAATTACTAAAAAATGCCTTAATTGATTCAGTAGATTTACTAAAAAGTGGTCACTACGATGATATTCGAATTTTAATTGATAATGCTTTAAAGGCAGGTGCTGATAAGAATTTAGGTCATGAATATGTAAAAGATTTAGAATCACGTTATAGAGAATCAAGTAGAAAAGTAGTACCTACACCTTGGGATGTATTAAATACATTACTTCAAGGTGGATTAGGTGGTGGTGATTATGGTTTAATTTATGGTGGGCCAGGTGGTGGTAAATCATGGGATTTAGTTGCCTTAGGAGCATTTGCTGGTAAAATGGGTTATAAAGTAATACATTATACTTTAGAATTAGGTGAAGATTATGTTGGTAAAAGATACGATGCATATTACACAGGAATCTCTGTAAGTGATATACACAATTATCAAGACAAATTAAAAGAAATGATTGGTGAATTTGAACATAACATCATCATCAAAGAATATCCAGCTAAAGGAGCTTCATTAACTACAATTAAATCCCACTATCAAAAGACAGCAGATTTAGGTTTTAAAGCCGATTTAATCTTAATTGATTATGTAGATTTATTAAAACCACCTTCAAGACGTAAAGATAGAAAAGAAGAAATTGATGATTTACATTACGGAACTAAAGGTCTAGCAAAAGAATTAGATTTGCCTATTTGGTCTGTATCTCAAGTAAATAGAGCAGGTGCTAAAGATGAAGTAGTAGAAGGTGATAAATCAGCTGGTTCATATGAAAAACAAGCCATTGTTGATTTTGGGATGTCACAATCCCGTTTAAAAACTGACAAAGTAAACGGTACAGGAAGGTGGCATATTCAAAAGAATCGTTACGGTCCTGATGGTATGACCTACAATGTTAATATTGATACTTCTTGTGGTCATATTGAAGTATTAGGGGAATATGATGATACTGAAGATTATAAAAATCAACAATCATCACAACCTAATACATTTGGAGGTATTTCAAATAGTGAAAAAGGTAACCTTAAAAATTTATTTCAAAATTTTAGCTTAGAAAATAACCAATAATATTTATAACCACGTCTTTAAAAAATAAAAAATGATAACAGATAGAAGAGATTTTTATAAACCATTCGAATATCAAGAAGCCTTTGATTTCTATTTAGATCAACAACGCTCACACTGGCTAGCCGACGAAGTACCTCTAGCATCCGATTTAAATGATTGGAAACAAAAACTTACCGAATCCGAAAAAAACTTAATAGGTAATATTTTAAAATCTTTTGCACAAACTGAAGTGCATGTAAATGATTATTGGTCTTCTAAAGTATCACAATGGTTTCCAAAACCTGAAATCGTAGCTATGACTTCTACTTTTGGTTCATTCGAAGCAATTCACGCTCATGCCTATGCTAGATTAAATGAAGCATTAGATTTAGAAGATTTTAAAGCATTCTTAGAAGACGAAGCAGCTGTAAATAAAATTGAACGTCTGCAAGCAACCCCTATGGATACTCTAAACGAAAGAGCGCAATCACTCGCAATATTCTCTGCATTCACGGAAGGTGTTAATTTATTTTCTTCATTCGCGATTTTAATGTCTTTTCAATTGAGAAATTTAATGAAAGGTACAGGACAAATTGTAGAATGGTCTGTAAGAGATGAATCTTTACACTCAAAAGCGGGATGTTGGTTATTTAGAACTATGTTAGATGAAATGCCTGAACTTAACACTGAAGACTTAAGAAAGAAAGTAACAGAAGCATGTCATTTATCAGTACAATTAGAATTTGATTTCATTGATAAAGCATTTGAAATGGGTGAAGTGGAAGGTTTAAATAGAGCCCAATTGCAAAACTTTATCAAAGCAAGAGCTAATGAAAAAATGATTGAATTAGGTTATAACGCAGTTTATAATGACATTGACCCAAATTTATTAAAACAAATGGAATGGTTCGGTCATTTAACATCAGGAAAAACCCACCAAGATTTCTTCGCAGGAAGAGTAACAGATTATGCCAAATCTACTTCAGATTGGTCAGACTTATAAAAATTAAATAACAATATGAGCGTACACGTAGACACAACCCACTGGGTTAAGGGTAAAAACTATCCTGAATGGATGGATCAAATTGGATTAGATATAGTTTCTAAAGGTTATTTAATGCCCGAAGAAGACGTGTTTAAAGCTTTCCTAAGAGTAAGTAGAGCATCTGCTAAAAGATTAAAACGTAAAGACTTACAACCTGTATTTTACGAAGCATTAACAAAAAACTGGCTATGTTTAGCATCTCCTGTACTATCAAATATGGGTACAGAAAGAGGAATGCCTATCTCATGTTTTGGAATTGATGTAGAAGATTCTATTGAAGGTATTGCAGGTTCTAATTCAGAATTAATGAGATTAACTTCACAAGGTGGTGGAGTAGGTATTGGTTTATCTCGTATTAGAGGTAGAGGTAAAATGATTAAAGATAATGGTACATCTGAAGGAATTGTACCATGGGCTAAAATGTTTGATTCAACTATCCTAGCTACTAATCAAGGTTCAGTAAGAAGAGGAGCAGCATCAGTAAACCTATCAATAAATCATCCAGATATTGAAGAATTCTTAGGAATTAGAAGACCAAAAGGTGATGTAAACAGACAATGTTTAAACCTACACCAATGTGTTTCAATTGACGATGCCTTTATGGATAAACTTGAAGAAAGAGATCCAAAAGCCTTAAAACTATGGGGTGAAATCTTAAAAACCAGATTAGAGACAGGTGAACCTTATATCATGTATGAAGATAACGTTAATAACGCTAATCCTCAAGCATACAAAAACAATAACCTTAAAGTAACAATGACGAACATTTGTTCTGAAATTGCACTTTACACGGACGAATTACACTCATTTATTTGTTGTTTATCCTCATTAAATCTAGCGAGATGGGATGAATGGAAAGATTACAAATTTGAAAATGGAATGACTTTACCTGAAGTATCTACATGGTTTTTAGAAGGAGCATTACAAGAATTTATTGATCGTGCTAAAAATATTAAATTCTTTGAAAATACCGTAAGATCTGCAACAAAAGGTAGAGCAATTGGTTTAGGTGTATTAGGATGGCATACATTTCTACAATCAAAAAACTTACCATTTACTGGAATACCAGCAGACACCTATACTAGACTGATGTTTCAATTTATTGAAGAAGGAACATTAAAAGCTTCTCGTGAACAAGCAGAACTTTATGGAGAACCAGAATGGTGCAAAGGAACAGGATTAAGACATACTCACCATATGGCTATTGCTCCTACAGTATCCAATGCTCACATCTCAGGTGGTGTTTCACCATCAGTTGAACCAATTCCTGCTAATGTTTATAATTTAAAAACCGCAAAAGGTGTTTTCATTAAGAAAAATAAAATATTAGAAAAAGTATTAGAGGCTAAAGGGTATAACATTGATAGTATTTGGGATCAAATCTTAAAAGACCAAGGTTCAGTATTAGGTTTAGCTGATTATATTTTATCACCTGAAGAGAAAGAAATATTCTTAACATTTAAAGAGATTAATCAATTAGAATTAGTAAGACAAAACGGAATTAGACAAAAATATGTTGATCAAGCAATGTCTTTAAACCTTTCATTCGATCCTAATGATACTCCTAAATTTATTAGTGCGGTACATAAAGAAGCACATAAATTAGGTATAAAAACTTTATATTATCTTCGTACAGAATCAGTACTACGTGGAGATAATTTACAAAGAACCAACGAAAGCTGTGTTTCTTGTGAAGGATAGTAAACTTTAAATATTTTAAAAGAAAGCCTCAATTAACATTGGGGCTTTTCATATTTATACCAAAATACAATAGGTTCCATTAATTATAAAAATAACATTATGAAACTGAAAAATTTTTATAGTCCTACACCGGCTAAATGGAGAAAATTGGGAGATACCTTATTAGGAGTAAGTACAACTATTACAGGATATTCTCTATATGTTGATCTTAAATGGGTAGCTGGAATAGCATTAGTGCTAGGTGTATTAGGAAAATTTTTAACTAACTTCTTTGTAGAAGATTCCAAAATATGAGTTTAAAAAGTTTACAAGAAAAGATAGGAGTTACAGCGGATGGGGATTTTGGTCCTGGTACGATGAAAGCTGCTATGACTTTCTTTAAATTAACCCCAATAAGAGCAGCACATTTTTTCGGACAAACTTCACATGAAACTGGAGAATTTACAATTCTTACAGAAAATTTAAATTACTCATCAGATGGTCTTAAAAAAACCTTCTCTAAATATTTCCCAGGCAATTTAGCTGATTTATATACTAAAAAACCAGAAAAAATAGCCAATAGAGTCTATGCAAATAGAATGGGTAATGGAGATGAGAAATCAGGAGACGGATATAAATTCAGAGGAAGAGGAGCTCTTCAATTAACTGGAAAAGAAAATTATAAAGCATTTGAGCTTTATTTACATAAACAAGAAATAATTACTAATCCGGATCTTGTAGCAACTACTTACTCCTTTGAATCAGCAATGTTCTTTTTTGATAAAAACAAACTATGGGCAATATGTGATAAGGGAATAAATGATGAAGCTATTTTAGCTCTTACAAAAAGAATTAACGGTGGTACTCATGGATTAGCAGATCGTTTAGAGAAAACTAAAAAATATTACAAATACGTTAAATAGGTAGATATAAGATGAAAACTTCACTATTAATTACATTATCATTGACAACAGCTTTCGCATTTATAGGTACATACTTTATGCACTTAACAGCAGATAATATAGATCAATTTCTAGCAGTAGGATTGGTTGTATTTGCTGATGGGTTTTTTGGTATTTGGGCAGGAGTCAAAAGAGAAGGATTTAAAACCTATAAAGCACTTAGTGTACTAAAAACATTTGGTTTTTGGGTAGTAATGTTATCAGTGATTCTATCAATAGAAAAGGGATTTGCAGGAACAGGTTGGTTAAGTGAAACAATTATGGCTCCTTTCTTAGTATTCCAATTAATTTCTATACTAAAGAATGCCTCAATGATAGGAGCAGTAAAAAATGAATTAGTTAATCAAATATTAGATAAATTAGACAAACATAAAGGTGAAAGAGATATTACAAAATAAACAAAATTTATTACTAATTTTAGTAATTATACTCCTAGGTTATAGTATTTTTAATACAAATAGTATTAGGACGGATGTAAAAGGATACAAAGCTGAAATAGAATTGCTACAAACCAAAGTAGATTCAGCTAAAACAGTCAACAAACAAATCGATATTAAAATTGATTCAGTAAAAGAAAAGGTAGTTTCTATTTCAAAAGAAATACATCACATAGATAACACAATAACAATCATAAAAAATCAAACAAATGAAAAAGCTAATAATGCTGGTAAGTTTTCTAATGTTGAGCTTGAGCAGTTTTTCGCAAGCCGATACAACAAAAGTCTTACTCCCAACTAAAATTGCTAGACAAGTTGCACAAGACCTTATCAGGTATGATGGTTGCACATTAGAATTAAAACTTACTCAACAAAAAGTTATTAAACTAGAAGAAAGAGAAGTACAAAAAGACACTATTATTAAACTCCTAATGTACAAAGATGAAACAAATAAGTACATCATCCATCAGAACGAGCTTCAAATAGGTCAATATGAACACATGACCGATGACTTACAAAAAGAGTTAAGAAGGTCAAGAACAAAAACCTTCCTCTATAAAGTAGGAACATTTGTTGGATTAGCATTAGCATTATATCTTTACTAAAAAATTTGGCTCCCATAGGGAGCCTTATTATATTTAGCCTATAAAATTTAAACATTAAGTTATGAAAATTTCACATGAATTACCCTTAAGTCTACTTGAATATAGTTTAGACTGGAACGATTACGAGTACTGCTTGCCCCATTTATTAGACAAACATGATGATTACAGACAATTCTTTCTAGATTCTAGTGAAAGAGGTCGTTTTATTATTATGGACAATGGTCTCTTTGAGGGAGTAACTCACACTACTCAAGATTTATTAGAAAAAATAGATTTAATTGAGCCTAATATATTTATTGTACCTGATGAGTGGAATGAACGCGATCTTACGGCAAAAAACGCAAAACATTGGACTCAATATAAAATGCCATTCAAAACTAAGTTAATGGTGGTATTGCAAGGAAAAACCGTAAGCGAAATTCATACTTTATACCAACAATGTGTTGATTTAGGTTATACTCATTTCGCCTTTAATCATTCTTCTGTTGTATATCAAGAATTAGGTGGATCTGAAAATGTACTAGCTAATCAATCTGTTGGTAGAGTATTATTAATTCAATTTTTATTATCTCAAAATGTAATAAAAGATCATCATTACATCCATTTATTAGGAGCATCAACACCTCAAGAATTTACTTACTATAGAGATGCTCAACCTAATTTAATCAATTCAGTTGATACTTCAAATCCAATTATTTGTGGTGCTTTAGGTAAAAGATATACTGACATAGGTTTATTAGAAAAACCATCAAATAAAATTGAAGAGTTTATGGAAAAAGATTTGTCTTCTCAATTAGAGGATATTATATTTAATGTAAATAAATTTAAAGAGTTTTGTAACAAATGATAAAATGGAGATTAATACAGATTATAAACCCAATATTAAGGATATTTGGGTATAGTATTCAAAGAATGGCTCAATATGATACTGAAACATTTGAAGTAATTTATTATCCTTGGGAATTAAAAAAATTAAAACAAAAATAGAGTTATGGAAGCACAAAAACCGTACATGATGTCTCTTTATGAGTATCTAGGCAGAGCCGCAGGATCAGAATTAGGAAAAGAAGTAGCAGAAGTTGCTGTTAAATTAAGAGAAACTATTCAAGAACAGGAAGTTTCAAATCCTAAATATACAGGTAAAGTAAAACTGTATCGTAGAGAATTTCTTGATGAATATTTTGGGAAAAAAGTATACGAAGGAGAAAAAAAAAAGTAGTTTTAAAAGGGTTTGCCTATACCTTACTAATACCTGGCACAAATTAAATTATAAATTATGTCTAAAAAACATGTTGTAGTATCCTTAAGTGGAGGAATGGACTCAAGTACTTTATTGCTTAGATGTCTAAAAGAGTATGATAGCGTAACAGCTATCTCATTTGACTATGGTCAAAAACACAGAGTAGAGCTAGAGAGAGCTCAATCATTAGTAGATTACATTAACGGAAATCCTGAAAAACCAATTAAATCTTGTTTTCCTATCAACTATCGTCAAATTAAACTAGACGGATTAGTTGATCTATTAGATTCAGCTTTAGTAACAGGAGGTCAAGATGTGCCAGAAGGACATTACGAGCAAGACAATATGAAAGAGACAGTTGTTCCTAACAGAAACAAGATGTTCGCTTCCATTTCTCAAGCAGTAGCTTTATCGGTTGCAAATCGTACGGGAGAGACTTGTGATATTGCAATGGGAATTCATGCAGGTGATCATGCTGTTTATCCTGATTGTAGACAAGAATTTAGAGATGCAGATGATGCAGCTTTTAGAATGGGAAATTGGGATGCAGAAAGAGTAGGGTATTTTACACCTTATCTTGACACGGACAAATTCGGTATCTTACAGGATGGAGAAGTATTATGTGAAGAGTTAGGATTAGATTTTGATGAAGTATATTCAAGAACTAATACATCTTATAAACCAATATGGATACCAGCTCCTATAAATCAAGAATGGTTAAGAAAAGAGTTACTAAATGGTCATGCAGAAAAAGATTTAATCAAAACTCATGAACATCATGAAGGAGAATGGTACTCAGATTACAAATCAGCATCTTCAGTAGAACGTATCGAAGCATTTATCAAACTAGGAAGAAAAGATCCAGTTCTTTACGCAGACGAAACAGGTCCAGTAACATGGGAAGTAGCAAGAGATGCAGTTCAAAAAGTATTAACAGACCATAACCAACCCTCCCCTACAAAGTGGGTAGAAACAAGAACTTACTAAAAAAGCTTGGAGAAGTAAAATAAGTTTCGTATATTTAAGTATAAGAAAAATAAATAAACACAAAAATGAAAAAAGTATTTTTAACATTAGCCTTAGTGGCTTTAGTGGCAGTAAGTTGTAACAAGGTGACTCCGTCATCTAAATTAACAACAGTAGATTCAACAGCAGTGCAAGTCGATTCAGTAAACATCGATTCAACTAAAGTGGATACTACAACTGTAAAATAAAACACACCCCAGTAGATAGGTCCGCCAAGAAAGTCTTTAAACAACGTGGGAACTGCGGCTCTCCCAATGTGGCTGGAATGTTTTATAAAATAGTCAGGTGGCGGAAATAAATTCTAATTAGGGATGAAAATCGATAATTAATGTTTTGGTAGACGCAGTAAGAGAAAGTCATTGAAATAAGGGAGCAGAGAATAGCTTTGACAAGTTATTGAACTTACCATGTGTGGAAGAGTTGAACTTATAGTAGCTGAACTTTAATTACAAAAACAATAGAAATGTTATGTCAAAAACAAATCTATTTACAGGTTCGAATCCTGTCCTGACTACAAAGTTACCAATGCTCGCTGTTAATTGATGACGGTGTTAAACGGATGAAAAAGGGTTTATAGTAATCTGGAGTACAAGCAAATCATCAGTCAGAAACCCTGAAAGACCAAGGTTGGTAATGTAAACAAGGTGGGCGTAATGAGGAATGGTTTCCGAATCCATGAAATACTGGTTGTCTAGTCCGTTTTAAATGAAACGGTATCCGGTTCGAGTCCGGCCCTAAAAGAATCGGTTGGTGTAACGAGAGTATTCTCGCTAGGGTTAACATGGACGGTAAGTCTAGATATGGGTTCGAATCCCATACCGCATTCCAAATTTTAAGATTACCGTTCTTTGAATTTAAAAAACAAAACTATGGAACAAATTTTAGCATTTATTTTAGGTGGTAGTGCAGGTGTCATTGTAATGACAGTTGTGGTAGCGTTTAGAACAGCAAAGTTAGCAAAACAAAACGAACAAAGCATTCGAAATGTAGAAGAGTGGATCTCAAGAAATGATGAAAGTATTAATCGAAGAATTGATCAAGAAATTGATAGAACAAATTTTGAAGTAGGTAACATCTACTCAACAATAGATTCCAGACTAGATAAACTGGAGGCAAAGATTACAAATAATAAACAAGTATTAAAAGGATAAATTAATCAAAAGAACGGTAATTCTTTTAAAATAAATCGAGGTTTCTATCTCTTATATATATTTATAGCCACATAACAATAAAATGATACAAGCACAAAACATACATCAACAACTTAGCACAGCGAGTAGAGCCAATAATATTTGGTCGGATTCGTTATGTGGAGATGTAGTAGTAGGCTTTACGTATAATAACGAACCGAAAACAACCAAAACCGGGATATGATATAAGAAATTATAACATATAAATTCTAATAAGAACCCGGATCAAAAAAGATTCGGGTTTTTTTTTAAAATAAGTTTGGATACCGTAAATATGATTCGTATATTTAAGTATAATAAAAATAAGTAGTTCATTGACATATTGGATAAAATTTGGAAGGCATCCGGCTGGATGAGGAGCTACTCTTGAAAAGTAGTAGCGGGTAACACTGTTGTGAGTTCGAGTCTCACGTCTTCCTCAACATTGGCTTATAGTGTAACGGTTAGCACAAAACACTTTGACTGTTTTAGTCTAGGTTCAAATCCTAGTAAGCCATCTTAAATTTCTAGTAGCGAAGCTAGGTCACATGCCTCACTTGGACTGAGGAGTACGCAGGTTCGAATCCTGCCTATTAGACGAGAGACTGTTATTAATTCATAGGAGCGTTAAAGGACTTACGCCTGCATAGAATTAAATATGCCCTTTAGGCTTTAAAGTGAAGCACGATACTTTTAATATCGGGAAGTAGGAGCATTACCTACAAGGGGTACGAGAAGTGACTGTTACTAATTCATAGAAGACCGTGAAGAACTCGAAGCGTAGAATTAGATTTCCCCACATGGCGTAATGGTAGCGTGATTGTTTTACATGCAATAGGCGGTGGTTCGATTCCACCTGAGGGGACAATAATGGTTCGCACTATACCACATAGGAAAGGAAGTGCAATTGGGGACAACAGGCAAGGTGCCGAGCAGGTCTGTAAAACCTCACTGGGTAGGTTCGATTCCTACTGGCCCCACAATTGGACCTTTGGTATAGCTGGTGCGTACGCTAGTCTGAAGAACTAGAGGAGTAGGTTCGATTCCTACAGGGTCCACGTAAGTCGCTGAAACCTTAAAACTGGCGAAATTCAAATAAGTAAGGATTAGGTGACTGTTCGGAGAGACGGATAATTGGACTTGTAGCTCAGAGGAAGAGCGTTCGCCTGTTAAGTGAAGGGTCGGGATTTCGAAATTCCCCAAGTCCGCAATAATTGCTTCTATAGTAGAATGGTTAGCACACATCTCTGATAAGGATGAAATCAAGGTTCAATTCCTTGTAGAAGTACAAAATGGAAAGTAAATCAACTAGGAGTTGAGACCGCTTGCTAAGCGTATCGTGCCTTCGGGCATGGGGTTCGATACCTCTGCTTTCCTCAAAAAAACCTGGTCCCTGTCCTCATAAAGTGTTTAAGGAACACAGGAGTTGAATGTGCAATCGGGGCGGATAGTGGTGGGACACTGATAAATAAAATCTTAAGCACAAAGATAAGTTAACGGGTTCTTATCAACTACCAAGTGGTCAGGGACCGGAGATGGCTCATATCTATTTCTAGAATGGATCGATACCATTACTTGGTACTAACATGGTGTTTCTAGCTTAATCGGTAAAGTGCTTCACTGTGAATGAAGAGAACAGGGTTCGAAACCCGGAAACACACGACGACGCCCAAAGGACGATCGACCTGGCCAGAGACTAGTTCTT